CACCAGCCAACGTGCCTTCGAGTTTCTCTTTGAGCCAGTTGGTTGCGTCGATTCCAAGTGCTTTCTCCTCTAAATTTTTCGTCCTCTTTTCAGGCGTATCAACTCCTGCAACTCTAACTCTTTCTTTCTTGTATAGATCAAACCCGAGGTCAATAGTGACATCGATAGTATCGCCATCAAGAACACGATTGATCTCCGTCACTCGGAAGTTGTAGCAGCTCTTCCTGCTTGGTGGTGTCATTGCTCCCATTTTCTAACTCTGCAAATGCTTCTCTTAGTATGTATATGACTACAAACAAAGCACCAGCAACTGCAAGTATCACACATATAATCACTGACCACACAGGATCAACAACACTATCAAGAGGACGTAATAGTAAATTCATTATTCATTGTTTATAGATTTAACCCATAGAGAAAGTCTCATTACAATAAGGATTAAAGTGACGGGTAATAACAGTCCAAATAAAATAAGCAAACTCATTTGTGAAATGGTTCCCAATGCTGCCAATCGTATTTATGAACTGCCCACATACCAATAATGGGGACGAAGACTAGGCACCATGCCAATAGTCCACATCCCCATGGATTGTTTAATACTGTTCCGCAGAATCTAGCAAATTGTAACATCATTCTTGTAAAACCGATAAGGTGAATAAAAATAATCCAAGTATACAATAGATTACTATGATGCTGATTTCGATAACCATGCTTTCCAAAGTTCTAAGAAATATCTATCGACCAGATATAAATCTCCCTGAGGTGGTTGCTCTTCAATCTGAGACCATTCATTACAAAGATCTCTCATCTCCAGTGTAATATGATCTGGTCGAAACATCCTCCCAAAGGAGGACATTGCAAACGCATATCTCATTCTAATGCGCTGTTCCATTTCCGTCGTACTTGTCGCTTTCATAATAGATATTCTCACCTTTTCTGTACCCGAAATAAATGGTGGCACATATGAAGGGTAGTGATCCGAAAAGTAGGACATGTGCGAAGGTCATAGATTTTCTTCTTGTTCGGTTAAAATTACGCAGTCGCTAGTAGGATATGCCACACAAGTGAGAACCCACCCGTCTTCAAGTTGATCATCATCGAGGAAAGATTGCTCTTCATTATCTACGGTGCCAGAGACGAGTTTGCCAGCGCACGCTGAACAAGCTCCTGCTTTACACGAAGAAGGTAAATCAACACCTGCTTCTTCTGCTGCTTCAAGAATGTATTGGTCTGCCTCGCATTGAATGACAGCTTCGGTGCCGTCAGGAGACTGGAGAGTAACATTGTATGTCATAATTAATTTACGTGAATAATACCTGTCATGCCTGCTCCTTGATGAGGACCACAAAAGAAATTGTAATCTCCAGCATCAGCAAACAAAATGTCTTGAGATTCTCCAGGAGTAAACATTAAAGATTCTCTAGAAAGATCTGCACGACCCTCAACAATAATATTGTGAGGAGGCAACATACCGTTAACAAAATGTACGGTGTCGCCTGCATCAATTGTAACATCGGATGGATCAAAAATCAAGTTCCCGTTTGAACCCATCGTAATGTCAACTGCCCATACTGGTGCAGCAAAAAACATCGCAGTTAGAAGCGTAATAAAAAACTTCATAAACAAATAGTAACTGGGACTATTTACTCATGAAGTATAAAATCTAACTAAGATTTAACAGTCTCTGTCAGGGATTCAGCATGTTATTGAGATCGTCTAAAGTATCTCTTTTTGCTTTGGTTGCACCATCAATAAATCCTGCTCGGTATGCCCATGTTTGACCACCATCTTGCCCTTTTTTGGGATTGATACATTGCTCATTACCCAACTTATTACATACTAAACCAGCAAGGTCTAGTTCGCTATTATCATAAGATGCAGCAGTTCCACTAAACATGTGCTTACCATTAATCCAAATAGCACCACACTTTCCACACTCTGTTCTAGACAGAGATAATTCTGATACTTCTTTACTTTCCATAGGTTTTGTAGTGATGTATAAAACTCGTCTTGGGAAATCCTAGTCGTTTTTCTAGATCTCTTCTGATAAAATAACTACGGAATATAACCCAATGCCAACGCAATTCTAAATCTGCGAATTCAAATAACCGCATGGTATTCTCCATGCCTGCATACGCCACAAGCAAAATGAAAGCAGTTACCAGTAAGTAAAATGAAACCATATTAGTATCGCGTTGATACAACAAGTATAATACTATTTACCCAGATTGCTAGTTACAATATATTACAATGTCAGCAGTTCCAAGCTCTTAGTGACTTCGACAGACGGTCATCTCCAGTGTTGTTAGAAGGTTTCTGTCTCTTTCTCATACCCTTCATTCGAGCGCAGAAGGATGCCCTGCGGGGGTTTCCAACCTTTTTGCTTGGTGCTTTAAGGTCAGATCCTGGATTTTCCTTTTCGTAAGACTTGCGTCCTTTTTCATTAAGTCCTCCTTCGGAGTTCTTTCCTGATTTTTTTGTCCATGCTGCTGCTTCAGTTTGCACTTCCTCTGGAACACAATTAGGAACCATCTTATTACCCTTCTTCTTCATCCCAACACGCTTATATCCTTTCCAACACTTCTCCTGAACCTGTTGGAATGACACTCCTTCAGACTTATTGCCATAGTTAGCAGCACCTTTCTTACGGCACTGGACTAATCTACCACTAGCATATGCAGAAGGCCAAACCTTTGCACTTGCTTTTACTTTCTTATAGCAAGCATCTTTCTCGCCTGCTTTCTCATTAACAAATTCTTCACCAACACCAACATTAGTTACTGTTTTCTTCTTGGCATCTACCTTTTTGAGATATGAATCAAGTTGCTTCTGCTTGATTGTACGAATCATAGAAGAACGCTTACTAAGATATGCAGGTTTCTCACCTTGGGTTTTTCTGATTGCCTTGATGGCAACATCACCCATACCTTCTGTTTGCACTTCTTCTTTTTTCATCTTACTTGCTTTCTGACGCTTTGCATAATCCATATAAGACTCACCATCTCTTAGTTTCTTAGGGTCAGACTTTGGTTTAGATGCTGCAGCACGATCTTCACGGGCACGAGCATTAGCACCAGGACCACCCAACTTACGGTCCTTATCAGGATCGGGATGCCAGAAATCACCTCTTTCGTTGATAGTTTCTTCTGTCTTCACGTTTTTTGCTTTCCCCTTTCTATCTGGATTTGGGTCTTCAGCATTTTTGCGACGGAATGCTGCTTCCTCTTCGCCTTTATTTAGGTTCCTTTTCATCTTACTAGACCCGCATTTAGGTTTAGTAGTCTGACCAGGTTGCTTTGCACAAGGTTTTCCTGCAAACTTACCACCAAGTTGTACCCAACCAGGTGTTCCATCAGATGACTTACTCTTTCCAAACCAGTCACGAAGAGAATTATCTCCAGACTTATTTGCTTCTCCGAATAGATCGTTATATGTTGGTGGCATTTTAGACATCTCTCCCATAGCCATTTTGTTTGCAGTCTTATGCATCACCTCTTTGGAGCGACCCCCATAGAGTTTACTCCACCTATCCTTACGCTTCATCATACCTCTAATGTATTTCTTAGCGGTGCCATTAACGGCAGGTGGAATATCTGACGCAAAACCTTGTGCCATATCAGGATCCTACGACCTGTACTTCTTCGACGATAATAGCACCAGAACCTGCTGTGATTTGTACACAACGCTTGACTACTGCTTGAGGTCCACTGTAAGCATAGGTGTAATCAGCAGATGCAGCAGAAGAATCAATGTCTGTGCTAATTGTAGTTCCTGTTGCGGCAGTAACTTTCTTACCTGCTGTTCCTGCTGATAAGAAAGCAGCATCAATTGCAGGAGATGTACTATCATCTTCTACTGCAATGAAATCATCTACTGAGAATGGATGAGTGTTTGCAATCTCGCCAAGATTGACTCCAAGTATATAATCTGCAGTCGAATCATCGACGCCCTTTACAATTCTTGCTTGACCAGGTTTTGCTCCAGACTTCAATACGATTGGTTGGTTTTGCACCAAAGTAATAGCAGGACCACCATTAAATGATACTGTAGATGCTGCTGCTGTAGCAATGACGCGGTAGAAACCAGTCTGCACTACTTGATATTCAGTAGCAGAACCAGTGATTGCATTGGTACTTAATACTCTTAACGTTGCCATGTCGTGTAATTTTAATTCGTGTCTGTATTATTTATCTCCTTTTGTTTCCTTAACATTTTTTGTAATTCCGTTGTACTGCCAATAAACATCGTGTTATTAACAGTAGACGGTCCAGATTTTTTTTCATCAGCATCGAGATCCTTCATCTTTTTTTGTAGATCTATTAACTTATCTGCTGTGTCTGCTACGCTTTTAATTGTTGTTGCAGCAACTTCATAAGCACGAGGATGATCTGACGCTCGTGCCACATCAAGTATTCCATCTACTGCCTCCTGTCCTTTCATTA